ATTCCAATCATAATGATTGCGCCCGCAGCAAATGCTGTAATCAAGGTGACGCAATCGAATACGATGTCCATAAACATCTACCCCCTTTCCCACCAGAATTAACTATGGGTCATACGTATTTAGAATATATAAATTTTTGACTCTACCTTAATTATAGATTCCTTAGATAAGGAGGAATTCCATTTGGCGGATATACGAGAAATAAACGGTCAGTACTTCGATTTCAGTAATTCTGGGCCAGGTTTTAACCAAAGCTTTTTGCAAACGGCCATGGAGCTAAAGGAGCTTGGTATCAAGAATTATTACTTCATGCTGCGTATCGATAATCCAAGAATCGCTGACATTGATCCATATAAAAGAAATATTACCGGACAAGAAGTTGCTGCACTAATGCAGGAGATGCGATCCAATATATGGTTCTATACAAGAGTAGTTGCTCGCATTCGTTCGGATGCAGGTATTGTTCGATATGGATTACATCGTGGACTCGCTGCAATGATGTGGTGCTTTGAACGATCCTATGATAACTGTTTGACGGAACCCCGTCAGACTTGGAAAACATCTGGTACGTTGGCTGGACCACTCGCATGGGCATTTCAGTTATCTCAGAACCTAAAGATGCATTTCTTTGGTAAAGAGTCTGAAAATACGAAACGAAACCTGGGAACATTACGAGACGATGTTGAATTATTACCGGAGTGGCTACAATTTACAAGGTACTTTGATTCAGATGGAAAGGTTAAGAAGACACAGCGCTCGACTGAAATTCTGAAGAATAAACAACTCAACAATGAGGTTGTTATTCACGCTGAAGCAAGAAGCTTAAGCCGCGCACAAGGTATGGGTCGTGGTGCTTCTGCTGCAATCATCTATTTTGACGAGATTGAACACACACCATTCTTTGATGAAATTCTCTCAAACTCTGCCCCTGCATTTAAAACAGCACACGATAACGCGGCAGCTGCCGGTCTTCCAACATGCCGTCTCATGAGTTCAACTCCAGGCAACTTGGATACAAGAGAAGGTCGTACGTCATACCCTATCATCAAATCTATGATTCCTTGGAGTGAAAAAATCTACGATATGACTCCGCAACAAATTGAGGAATATAAGAATGCATTCCGTGATGAATATAATAACAATGCAGAAAATAATCTAGCGCGCGAAGTTGTTGAAATCTTCTATATCGAATATCAATATTGGCAATTAAGAAAAGACTATAATTGGGTCATGGAACAGTATGCGCTTTCTGGTGATCGTACTGCAATCCGTCGTGAAATTCTTCTCCAGAGACTTCGTGGTTCCACAGATTCTCCGTTCGCTCCAGAAGATATTGAGTATCTGATTTCTAACATGATAAAATCAACAAACGATCTTTTGATTTGCAATAAATGGAGGTTCCGCCTCTATGAGCATGGAAATAAACATACTGTCGGTGGACAGGCGACTGATTTCGATCCGCGTATTCCGTATATTATTGGAATGGATCCATCTGGAGCTGGTGCAGACAATACGTCAGTTACGATTGTCAATCCATATAACTTGAAGGTCGCCGCAGAGTTCAAGTCTCCATATATTTCAACAACGGACTCCATTCGAATGTTGATTGAACTCGTCTCTCAACATATTCCAAAAGCGGTTATTTATCCAGAACGGAATTCCATGGGGATTGCAATCATTCAAATGTTGGCGGAGTCCTCTATCCGCGAAAATCTATATTGGTCGGACAACGATAAACAGGTGGATGCAATGGCGGAGGAATCGCCAGAAGAATACCAGATGCGTGTTGCAGCAGACGAGTGGAAGAAATATGGCGTATATACCACGAAGAAGGTTCGGGACATGATGTTCCAAATTCTTCTCCGGCACGTCAATGAATGTAAAGAGTTACTCAATACAGAGTATCTAGTTGATGATATGTGTAAACTGGTACGCACATCCACGGGTAAGATTGAAGCCGGTAAAGGAGAGCATGACGATAGTGTAATGTCTTATAACATTGCAATGTATCTCTTCTATACGGGCGATAATCTAGAATTGTTTGGAATCAATAATAAGGTGCATCCAGTACTTGGATCAATTGAAGAAAATGGTCCTGATGAAATTGATACAATGAGAGGATTTTTCTCGATTGAGAATGTTTCCTTTGAGGATCTCGTAATGAGAGATGCGGCTCGTGTGGAACAGGAAACGAAATACTTGGTCGACACCCTTTCATTTGTTCATGACGATGTTTATTCCAACCAAAAGAATCGCCGCGGAAATAGTTTCAACGATGATGTTGATATCGACCCATATTTTTTTGATATGGTAAATGGAGGAGGTTTCTAAATGGAGAAACTATTATATGGGAAGGATGGAAAGGTGCTCGCAAAACAGTATCTGGAAATTCTCATCCCAATGATCTATTTTGAAGACGGATTTGCGCTCAATAAAGGAATCGCCGTAGAGGCTTTTGGCATTGCATTCATTCGCTCCAACAAAGATTCCGATATTCATCTATTAAACGTTCCGACGGTAATTGAATTCAAACTATATGACTATGAATTTGATTCCGTCCGCATTCACGGAGTTTCAATGCAATGTATGATTATGAAATACATGAAGGATGCATATGTATTTCATCAAACCATTCCTAAGGAAGGAACGACCGCTGGAGCGTTTCTCAATTATGTTCTGTCCGGAAAACTTCCAAAATCAATCAACTATAATAAATTGATTGACATTTGGTGGAAGAATCTAGAAATCTCTGGATTCAATTATCGCGTTCCTTCTAAAATTCTAGAGATGATCTTGGCCAATATGTATCGAGATAAATCGAATTTCAAACGACGCTATGGACAATATTATGGAAAGCAATCACATCCAACCGGATTTGACTATGATACCGGCAATGTTCGTGATATTGTTGAAGGACTTTCAACATTCTCTGGTATTGTCTATGAGGATATTAATCGCATGATTACCTCTGGATTAAATAACACGCTCGAAGGAGTAGAAGAACAAATATCTCCCCTAGAAAAGATCATTCATTATTGAGAAACCCACACCCTTACCGCGTAACAACTCAATAAGACTTTAAAATCTTACAGTAAATGCATTTAAGGTAAGGAGAGTGAATGATTTATGGCAATCGATACGGCACAAATCATTCCATTCTATGCACACCCCCACGTCCATACGGTCATTAATGATCATACGGAATACGAGGACACGGTTGCATCGCGTGGAAATGTAGACGATCTGCCGTTCAGTACACTTGCTGTGACTGGAGCAGATCAGGGTATCGACAACAAGTTTGTTCGATTGTCCTCCCTCAATCAGAAGATCACCCAGTTTGGTAAGGGAAATTACCAGAAGTACGGGCAGGCATCCATCCAGGCGGATAACTATTTCAATGGTTCCACCAATGTTTGGTTCATGCGTGTTCTTCCGGATAATGCAACCTATGCAAACATGATCGTATTGGCACATTATCGGAAGGGAAAGATCCTTGATGATCTCAACCAGGAAACTGGAAAGTATCGTCTTGAGGTGAAGTTCTCTACGGCATATGCTACGAAGCCAAAGCTTACAGAAGGTGCTCGTTCTGATAACGACATTGAGGAGTTTGCACGAAGTCTAACTTCGGAAACGGCACATCCAATTACGGGATATATGACCGTTCCTCTGTTTTATGCACGTGCTATTGGTCGTGGTCAATATGGTAATCCATTCTCTATGACCGTTACGCGTGATACGGACTCTGAAAAAGAGTATCGCATCAAGATGTATAACTTCAACCTGATCTCAAACCAGGAAGCATCCAAGATCACGAACATCTTTGCTGGTACACTGGTTCAGAACATCAAGTACGACATGAGTACACTCATCTCGGACGTCATTGATCAGTATGAACTCGGTACGGTTCCAGTTCGCATCGAATCGTTCGAGGATGGATTTGAGACACTCTATAATGAGTATGTAAAGATCGTCAAGGAGAATGCTGCGTATCTTACGAGCGCTGGTACACAGAAGGAACGTGCAGAGCTCAAGACAGCACAGAATATCACGCTCGAGACCTTTGACCCAATCGGGGAAGAGATTCCATATTACCGTAACTACACGGTAAAGGATACGGCTTGGGAAGCTCCTGCACTTACAATTCCAAATTCAGGCGGCGCAACAAAGCCTCTCAATGTTTCTGATTGGAATACTGCATATGTTGGTGCTCGCGTCCTCGTGATTGCAGACCCAGTAAACTCCGGACGTCGCTGGATGTATACGGTTCTTTCCATTGATAAGGACAACGGGAATATTGTCTACGATGAGGGTGAAGAATCTGCGATCGATGCGGATCAGTATACGGGTGTGAATCTCTCCAACGGAATTGGTCAGATGTTTGACGGCGGACACGACGGTGATTTCCAAGAGATTATCGTAAATGGTAAGAAGCGCCCTCCAACGGATGCGGAGATGAAGATTCTTCTCTCACGGGAATTTGTCAAAGCTTTTCGTGGAGAAAAGGATCGGCGCATTCTATCCCCTGCACGTATTAATCTTGACTACATGTTTGATGCCAACTACAATATGACATCAGATGCGAAGATTGATATGCAGGGTGGACTACAACCACTCTTCAACGGATCAACGATTCTGACGGATAAGGATGCACAGCAGCTTACAACTCTCGGCGCATCCACGATGGCGATTGAC